ATGTTAATGAAAGGGGGTGAAAACGTGAAAATAATCAACTTCTATGTAAAACGTGGCAATACGATTTATGAATTTGACATTGTAATCGGTCCTTTTGGACAATTACAAATTAAAGTTGATGGTCGCTATATTCCACTTAAATGTGTTATGCGTCCGGTCCGCCGGCAAGCTAAACCGAACGCCACACAATAAAATGCCCAAATTTGATTCTAGCACAAAAGAACCCGCTTTTATAGGGGTTCTTTTTAGTATTTGCAACTATATAAAATATTCATTAAAAAATAAATCCATTCCGAATAATATATAGATTATTTAATCAGGAGTGGTTTATTTGGCTAAAATGTATAGTTTGTTATTGATCTTATTATTGTTGGTAGGCTGTCAAAGCCCAATCGAAGATCCATACGCAAAGAACACTCCAACAACCGATAAACCAAAGGAAAAAGAAATAAAATCAGTTGTGCAGAAGTCGAATAATGAAAGTAAAGGTTTATCAGTTGCGGGGTTGGGTGGATCGATTGAGGCGTTTGAAAGGATTTTTGGGAAAAATAAGGGCACGGAAATGTTAGGAAATTTTGGAGGAGGGAATTTAGTTGTCTTTGCTGATAATCGAGCAAGTAACATTACCCTTAAATTTAAACAACCTTACACGAGTAAAGAACAGGCTTTAAATTTTGCCATGACATTTTCTCCAAAAGATGCAAAAATGATTAAAGAATACAACCATACTGCTATTACTCCGAATGATCGAAAGATAATTGTTTTTGAAAGTGCAACTTTGGCTAAACAATTTGACAAAATGAGCTTTATCGGATCAAAACCCGGAACGTTTATCATCAGTTTAAAATTGGATGATAAAAAATATACAGGTGCTGTATTGGGATTAGGCAACAATCCATAAAAAAACTAGGGGAATGAACCCCTAGTAGTCAACCGTATTACCAATGGTTACTTGTTTACTAAATCAATTGTGGTCGTACAACTTTCGGTACCGTACCCAACTGTTACAATACGAACTATTCCGCCCATTAGTTCGTATTCTGCTAACATCACGCCTGATAAACCACCATTTACAACATGGTCATTTGCTGCTTGTCTTTTTGCATCAACTAGTCCCCAATCACAAGATAAGTATCGGTTATAAATAGATACCAGCATTAGCATGCGGTAGTCTATTAATTCCAGTACATCTTGCTTGATATCTACTTTTCCAACTTCGATTTTTTGGAACATTTTCATTTCCCCTTTGTGATATAATCAGGGGTGAAAGATTTTACCGAATTTTTCACCCAAACCCTTTAGATGGTGGTGCATCTAGAGGGTTTTTATTGTTGTCCTCCTTTCGATAAATTAAGTATATCAAATTTAATTTGATTTGTCAATTATAAATTGATATATAAATTTTTATTTGATGAATAGTTAAATCTCAAAAGTGGCGTAGATAGATTTGTGAATCATTTATGAATACAATTATGAATAATTTGTGTCATTTTTAAAAATCATGTCCCTTTTTTATTTCGTGGCTGCATATATAGTATGGGGAATCTTTCGCAGAAAGATTTCACATACTTGTATGAGGCTTTAGCCGAAATACAAGTAAAGAGTGAAGTTAGTATCAATAAGATAAAGAAAAGATTAAAAGATAACGTTAACGATTCGCGAATCGTTAACGTTATAACTATCTGTCAAGATAGTTATATAAATAAAAAGATTATCCACAGAAAAAGTAATAAAAGAAAGATGAAAAAGTCCTTAATACAAACAGCTTCCTAAAGATGGATTCGTGGAATCCAAATAGGAAGTAAATTATAACCTTAAAAAGGAAATAAAAGCCTTCTCATTTTGAGTAAGGCTATTTTTATTGTTTAGAAAGAAGGTGGTGATTTGGAAAGAGAATTTAGGGAAGTCATTGTAAAAACCATGTTCCGTGTTTATACATCTTTTGTAGAAGTAGACAGAAAAAACGAAGTATGTACTATTGAGATTTACGAAGGTAAACCTTACCGTTACATTTTGGGGATTATACCTATTTGGAAAGAACCCATTAAACCTATTGAAACCAACATGAATGTTAGTTATGTGAAAGCAATTATTGATTTTATCGAGGACTTTGAAACAGTTGATCGCAACATGAGAGAACTTGAATTATGGAATGGAAAAATAGAATACAAGAATCAGCATGAATTAGAAAACGTATGTCATTTACCAGAAATTTGGATCGATGGAGTAAAGGTTCAAGAAAGAGAGGAGGTAGTAATGTATGGCTAAAAAAGGTGAAAGAAAGTTACTCGACACAAGGCATAGAAAAGTAATGCTTATGTTGCTTGAAGGTGGTCGAACCATGCAACAAATTGCGGATGAAATCGGGGTTAATCGAACTACTATTTATACCTGGATTGGTAGACCTGATTTTAAAAGAGAGTATAATAATATGGTTATTTCTGAAACAAAGTCGCAATTATCAGACGTTTTACAGTCTATGGTAGATGCAGCAGTAGAAGATAGGAGTGCAGCAGCAGCAAAGATTATTCTAGAGGCAAATGAAGTACTAGGGAAAAAAGAAGATAGTAAAATTGAGGTCCATAACAATACGGTTGACGTTACGGAATTAAGAGCCCGAATTGAAGAGTTCCAAGCAGAAAAAAATGAAGGGTAATAGGGGTTTGTTGTAAAGTTATTAATATTAGATAAACCTTTCGTTACAATTGTAATTTTATAAAACATTTGTTAGTGTACAGTTAACTACACCAATACCTTTTTACACATCCTGAACCCTGGGAATGCGCGACCCCTAAAAATATTTTTGAGCAGGGGGTAATTATACTGCTAATTCCATATTAGGGCTTGTATATAGGGGTTATTTGTATGGGTATAGGTATTCTATATATAGTGATATATGTAGCATATGAATACTATATATAGTGTTGTGTATTAAGTGTATGTATTAAGGTAACAAAATTACAGAAATGTAACCTTAACGAATGATATTGAATTAGCCTACGAAGCATTATATATCAGGGGTTACAGTGGTTACCTAAACAATCGTACAACTAATCGACTATAATGTTACTAAGTTTGAGGATTAGTTTATTGATCAATCGATTCAATATTTAAAGGTTACAGGCATGGTTATGTTGGGTTGATTATTTGAATTATTCGGATTTTATTAATTAGTATCCGAATTTTCTAAAACCCCCAAGGCACCCCTAGAGATGGCGTGCGGCTTGTGGAAGTAAAATCCGAGAATCAAAAATATATTTCAACTACCAAATATATACAAGTGGTAATTATGATCACCCAATAACAGGACTCTTAATTTGAGTCCTATTTTTATGTCCAAAATCCATCCCAGAAAGGAGGCTATAAATGGCGTGGATTGAATCAGAAAAAAGATTTGTTAAACGAAAAGAACGGGAAGAGATGATTCAAACTCTAACCGAATACATCAATTCCGTTAATCTGGATCAGATGAACGATGAAGGATTGATTGAGTTAAATGAGTATCTAACGGAACTGAAGAGACTGAAACGAATCCATAGAGCAGAAATTGACCTGCTCTATTTTTGTTGGGAGTATTTCGGCGAAAATCAGAACCCAGATAACGCGGGAAATTGGGAAGGGTTCGAATTAGATTCACCTGAAGATGCAGCCGAATTTCATAGGGAAATATGTAGAGACATGGATTTGGTATCCAACAAGAAACCCAATTTAAAAATATGCCGTGCTGCTCCTCGTGGTCATGCTAAGAGTACCTATTTATCAAAAGGCTTCCCAATAAGAGAAATCCTGTTTAGAAAACGAAAGTACATCATCACTATTTCAATCACGCCTGACGTGGCTAGCAAGAACTTGGAGTGGATCGCGCTTCAACTCAAACACAACGAGAAATTAAGGGCAGATTTTGGAGAACTCTTGTCACCAAAGAAACAGGAAAACCCACGGGATAGTTCTGAGCGTTTCGTTGCTTGGTATCCGATATCTGAACATAACCAAAAGCTCCTAACCTTATGTGAAGCAGCCTCGACAGGTCAGGCTTTACGTGGTCGTAACTGGAATGGGGTTAGACCTGATTTGATCATCTGTGATGACTTGGAGGATAGCGATAATACGAATACTGATGAATTACGAGCCAAATTAAAGGATTGGTTTTCTAAAGTCGTTGTACCTCTAGGCGATCCAGCAGGAAGAAAAACAGGGCTTATTTATATGGGAACTACGGTACATCCTGATTGTCTTTTGATGGATGTACTTCATAGACGTGGTGATTTTGACACAAAAGTATATAAGGCTATAATCAAATCCCCAGAAAAGGAAGATTTGTGGGCGCAATGTGAGGAATTATATAAAAACCCAGATGAGGTTCCACAAATACGTGCTAGACAAGCATGGGAATTTTATCAGGAACACAAAGAGGAAATGGATGAATCGTCTGAAGTACTTTGGGCAGATGTACAGCCGCTTTATAGGCTCTATAAGTGGAAATGGGACAATGGATCAAAGGCGTTCTCCACTGAATACCAAAATGAACCTATTGACCGAGAATCCATGCTTTTTGATCCTGAGACGTTTCATTACTATGATCCTGATTTAGATTTCAAGTCATCTCAATTTGATATCTTTATGGGTGTAGATTTTGCAATGGGGAAGAAAGAACGAGGGGATTACTCCGCGTTGGTCATATTGGCTCAGAATAGGAGAACTCAAACAAAGTATGTAGCGGAAGCGATCGGGAACAAATTGCATCCAGATCAATTCCTTGATTTGATCGTGGACAAGGTTGTAGAGTGGCAACCTGACCGAATAGCAGCAGATGCGAACGTTGCCCAAGAATTCCTTGTATGGACTCTCAGGCAACGATTAAAAGCGGTTAATTACCCCGAATACACGAGGGTAAAAGAAGTAAAGAATCGTACTCGAAAAGAGCTTAGAATCGAAGCAATGCACCCAGATATTGAAGGCGGGAAAATCCTGTTTAACAAAAGACACTCGTTATTGCTGGAGCAATTTGAGAAGTATGGGACAAATGGACATGATGATTTACTGGATGCATTAGAGATGGCTGTTAGTATTGCAAGAAATGGAGGGCCTAGAGAGATTATTGAGAAGCCCTGGTGGATGTAATAAGTCGAGAAGTTCAACAAAATATTTACATCTTCTAAAAATTGAAATGGCTATTTAGATGAACAACTTCTTCTGTCGAGAAGAGTCTATATTTTTGGGCTCTTTTAAATTGGTTTATTCTATCTATAAACTCGTTTGTTACTTTGTCTAGGTAGTCATCAAGGTGCTTTTTTGACCCAAACTCTTCTATAAGTGATTTTTGTTGACTATGTCGATCTAATTCTGAAGCAATTCTTGTGGAAGTTGTCTTGATTATAAATTGAACCATATTTACCCTTGTTTGGTAGAAAAGAACGAAATGATCTAGACAATCTTTGTGTATTTTAATCATTTCATTCAATTGTTTTATATTATTACATGGTACTTGTATATTCTCTTGTTGATAACCAGAAAGAATCAAAGAGTTAATTTTTGATTCGAAGAAATCGAGATATAAATCATCTGTTAGTTCTTTTTGGTGATCTGATTTATCATTTAGTGTAATTAGTTCCTTTGAAAAATCGATTATATCTTTGGTGTTATTATTTATTTTTTCTTTAATGGGGTCTAGTTTTTTATTTAATTCTTCTTTAACCATATCGCGAAACTTCATCGACTGATAATAACCGAAAACAGTAAAACCAACTCCAGCAAGTGCACCAGCAAGACCAATAAAGGTTAGAAGGAAATTCATGATAGAAATTTGATTTGCCATAATAGAGATTTGTGTTCCTGTGATATTGGAATCCTTTATTCCTGAGTCTAAACTGCTAGAAGTGACTAGATTAAATATGCTTATAGCTAAAATTCCAAATGCAAATACAGCCACAACTCCAATTAAAATCCAATGATGTATTTTCAGTTTTTTCATTGCTGTCAAAAACTCCTTAAACTTTTTAATGATATTATGTACGAGATTTACGAGAGAAACAATTGCTTTTATTCATAATTTTATAGGTATCATCCCAACCTCTATTAATCGATAGAGGTTATTTTTATACTCAAAACAACTTTATGGAGGTTTTACACTATGCCATTACCAGCAGTGTTTTTTAGCCCTCATCAAGACGATGAAACACTTTCAATGTCGGTTGATATTTTGCGTCACATAGCAGCGGGAAGAGATACCCACGTTGTTCTATTGACGGATGGAGGGAATACTTCTGCTCGTTGGGCAATCAACGGGTATAACAGCGATACTAATACACCTGTTACATCTGGTTATTGGGGTTCTCGCCATGATCCAGCAGTTGAAGGATACTCGCCTTTAACATGGAATGATATTTATGATGCTCGTGATAAGGAGTTTCGTAGTGCGTTAGGACAGTTAGGGGTACCACCATCAAATATCCACTTGATGCGAACCACTAATAGAACAGTTGCTGGATTTAAAACAGCAATGCAGAGTATTATTTCGCAGTTTCCGGCTAACACAAGCTATAAAACGATGTCTCCAATAGATACCCATGACGAACATAGAGTAGTGGCCCAAGCTCTTTGGGAACTTTGGAATAGTGGTGTAGTCAGTGATGTACGTTTTTGGTTATCTCGATTGGATGTTCAAAATGGCGTTACAGGAGGCAGTTACCAAACTGCTGCTACCACTTCAGCCGAATTAGCCAAGATTGAAAAAGCAACAAGAGCTTATAAGGCTTGGAACCCTGCTGCTGGGTCATTTGCGGTTGGATATCATAGTGTACCAACTCAATTTGAAGCTCTACTTGCTGATCCTAAGTTTCGATATTTCTTACCAACTCAGTTTACAACTGCTGATTTACCTTTTTAGGATAAATATGTTGTACTCACTTGTAGGGGTTTATCAACCAAGAGAAAGAAAGGAACCCGCAAGTGAGTAACGTAACATGGGATGAGTTAATAGGGTTATTGACTCTTATAACTTCAGTGATCACTGCTGTGATTGCGATAGTTAAAAAATAAGGAGCCTAATTTGGCTCCTTTTGACTTTCTTATCACCAATAAAGGGGTTTATACATCATGATAAACAGCGTTATTCAAGGTGATTGTTTGGAAGTTATGAAGACGATAGAAACCGAAAGTATTGACAGTGTGATAACAGACCCGCCTTATTGTTCAGGTGGATTTACTGAAGCCCAAAAGAAGGCGAGTACACAAATGATTAGGTCTGCATCTACCTGGTTTGTCAATGACAATATGACTACTTTAGGTTTAATTTGGCTCATAAGAAATGTAGCTATTGAATGTAATCGACTATTGAAACCAAGTGGAAGCATGCTAATTTTTTGTGATTGGCGAATGTATCCCCATTTAGCACCTGCTTTAGAATCATCTGGTTTGCAGTTAAGGAATCTTATTGTTTGGGATAAAGGTGTTATGGGCTTAGGTTTTGGTTTTCGACCACAACATGAGTTAGTGATGGAATTTGTGAAAGGTAAGGCAAAATATGAAACAAAAAAAGGACGAAATGTAATTCAAGCGAAAAGAGTTACCCCAAAAGGGAAGCAGCATCCAACAGAAAAACCAGTAGAATTAATGGCTGAGTTAATTAAAGTAGTAACTCCTTTTGGTGGAACAGTACTAGACCCGTTTTGCGGTAGTGGTACAACGCTTGTAGCTGCAAAAGAAAATGGGTATTCATACATTGGGATTGAAAAAGATGAAGGGTATGTTCAAGTTGCAAGGAAGCGTTTGGGAAAAATATAAAAATATATTAAACTTTATTTCAAAATCATGTCCCTTTTTGTGCTTCTGGTTGCACATATATAGTAGAAAATATTTTTTAGGATTGGGGAGATTATATGGCTTTTGATTTCGTGGTCGAAACGAAGGCGTTAGTACTAGAAGATGATCAAGAAATCTCACTTGCACCTGTTCAATATGAAGTTCCGAATTCAGATGAAGCAAACGCAAGACGCTTTGCGATGGTTCGATACTTTAATTTTGACTTTAATCCAACTAGAAATCAGATATTAAAACGATTAGAAACAACTGTCATAAGTGCTACACCTACGGAGACGACACCTGAACTACACCATAAGGTAACGCTATCTTTTGAAACAGTAGATCAAACAGTTTTTATAAAAGAATATACGAGAAAAGTTATGTTAGGAGATACTGAAAGTACAAGTATATATCATGTTTTAACTGATCTATTCACTTTTCATACTACCCCGCTTCTCTCTTATTCTTTTGTACAAATTGATAGTGTAGAAGAAGTATACATTTAATAATTTCTCTATTTATAAACATAGACACTCAGGTTTTCTGGGTGTCTTAAAAATATATTTCAACACCAAAAAGCAGCCCATCCCTCGAACTTGCGGAGGTATGACTGCTTTTGGACGGTCTTTCTGAGAGGTAGCTTACCTAGTCGTCTAGACTATCGATGATGAGGGCGATTATAGCTGCGAAACCAAAACCAACAGCGATTCCCATAATAGGGAGCTCTCCAGTGTTCTGGCTGCTGATTTCCGCCACTGCGCCTACAGTTATCGAAATGGCAGTTATTCCACCACCTATGAAAGGATGACGTATTTTGCTGTAGGTGATTCCAAGCATGTAAGCGAGATAAAGAAGACCGATGAGGTGGAAAAGATTCACTTCTCTCCTTTCGAACGATGTCGAACGGTTGCTGGCCTAATCAGGGTTCTGAGATAGGCTAATCGGATGTTGCGTTAAATAAATGAAAGCATACTTATTGCTTCTATGTCTACGAAAATACGGATTAAGTTGAAGACAATAAAAATTACTCGAAATTATGTCCCTTTTCGTGCTTCTGACTGCACATATATAGTAGAAAGTAATTAAGCCTCTGCCCTAATTGGTAGGGGCTATTTTTTATGATCACATAACGATTCAAAACCAAATACATAGCCTACCTTGCGTTAAGGTCGCTCCTTAACGTAAAAGGTTCCTCTCCCCCTTGTAGGTAGGCTTTAAAAGGTGCTCAGTTTCTGAGTGCCTTTTTTATATTTCAGGGAGAAGGAGAAACGGAGAGTGATAAGTATGGAAAATAATATTATTGAATTGCACGATGGAAGTAAGGTTAAAGTTGTGTCAGAAGTTGATTTTGAATTTAAAGGTTTGAAGCTGCCCGCAATGGTAGATGAAAGTGAAGAGTTTTGGTTTCTTGCAAAAGACGTTGCTGATGTCATCGGTTTGAAAAGACATGCGACTGCTTTGGATAAGTTGGATGAAGATGAAAAGGGTATCCAAACTTTGGACACCCTTGGAGGAAAGCAAAAAGTATCAGTAGTTAAAGAGCCAGCTCTATATAAATGGGTTTTACGTGCGAGTTCTAGAAACAAACCTCATATTCATGAATTCCAACGATGGGTATTACACGAAGTACTTCCATCAATTCGTAAACACGGCATTTACATTTTAGAAGAACGAATCAAAGAACTAGAACCAAAAGACATAGCTAAAATTCTGCTCGAAATTGACCCAACAATTAGACATTTAGAAATAGATGGAGTTGTGTATGTAGCTGCTACTGATGCAAAGAAACATTTAGGTTATAAATCAACTGGTGCTATCGTGTACCGAATCAAAGAAAATGAAAATATGGTTAAACAATCAGGGATTCAAAAGATCCTATATATAAATGATTCAGGGTTACGAATCGTGTTAGATCGTTCCCGAAAAGAAGAGGCTACAACTATAGCTAAACAAGCAAATTTAAATGTTGTCCGGGAAGTTCCTGAAGCTACCGTTACTGCAACTGTAAAGGCTGCTTTTCAGGGTTTGTATGAAATTGATTTACAGAAGTCATTTTATTTTGAGGGAAGCGATAAGCAAACAGATATCTTTTTACCAGAATACAAAATCGCATTAGAGATTGATGAAGATGATCACAAAGACCGTGATCAAGATTATGAAGTAAGACGTGAGGGACATATGAGAAATGTTTTAGGTTGGCATGTGTTACGGACAAACCCACATGAAAAAGGGTATAACACGGGTGAAGCAGTAAATAAAATACTCAAAAAAATTTTTGAACTCAGTGACAAAAAATCCAAATAATAACCCATAATAAATATATATGCAATAGCTTTGAAAGTCAATACTGAAATTCAGATCAATGAAAAAGAGGTGATTAAAAGATTAGATATTATCTACCTGAAAGAGAGGTATTTGAACGTTATGATCCTAGAATACAACCAAAACTAATAAAGAACTATCATAAAAAACTTGCAGAAAGACATGATTGGTTTGTAATACCTAGAAATGAAAGACCTTTTTATACAGACTCTCCTTTAGCTAAGATAATCGAGAATATTCATTGTAACCCTAAAATCATCAATTGCAATTGGGATAACAAGACTTGGGATACAGTCCCTTATCAATACGATGTTATAAGTAAAGATGGCGTAATAACTGAAGTCTATCATGGTCCTAATGAATATTTAGTCGGGCTTAAGTCTAATGGAAAATGGATACAGAAGTATTATGATGATCGAAAAAATCATTTTATGGGCGATGATAACTTTTGGCGTATCAGTAATATTCACGGAGAAGCTGAATATAGCGGTAATTCGATTAGGATTAAATCCTTCAAAAAGACAAAAGAGGACTTTATATTCCCTGTTTTAAGAGGTATGAAGGCTAAAAAATGGAGAGGCTTTTATAAGGATTCTGTGACTCAGGTACTTTCCCATATGGGGCTATCGTCATTATTCGAACGTTACTATTAATACTAAGGAGGTGTAGCCATTGAAACTATTTGATGTAGGGGATCAATTCCCGGATGATGAAAGCATCCCAAGAATTGCCCGATACATTCGCGGCAAGTACTATTTTGAAGGCAAGCAGGCAGAACTTGTAGAACGAGCAACCAACATTTTAAAAGACACGCCACACGCTGAGAAATTAGCCTTGTTATATATTGGATTCCATATGGTCCAGGCACTCACCAACAAACCAGCCGATTTAATGTTTGGGGAACCTCCTAATTATCAGGTAAGTGAGGATGAAACCCCAGAACAACAAGCATTAGAGCGAATAACGAATGATAATGAATTGAACACAATGGGTCATGAATTAGTTGTTTCATCTGGAATTCGTGGAGACGGTTGGTTAAAAGTTTATTACGATTACCGAGAGGATTACAGTGAATTAACAAGTTTAGGTTTACCCACACCCGAAGGAGTTGAACCAGAGGTAATCATAGAACCAGTTCCTGCTAACTTCGTGTTTCCAGAAACGGTCAACTTAAACAATAAGAAATTCAAGGCAATCAATATCTGTTATGTCTCGTACCAAGACCGAAAAAAGCGGTCTTTTTTAAGTTTCTTAGAAGATCGAATTCCAGGATTAGAAAATGAAGAAGAGATTCCATATCTCAATGTTGAGAGGCACATTTCAGGCTATATTTTTTATGAAAGATATCGATTAGCTGAGAAGACAGTTAGTACCAAATACGGGGCAAATATACAGCTCTTTGATATTATAGAGCAGGTTCCAACAGGACGAGAAGCTGACATAGTGGAAACGGGACTAAATCATATTCCAGTTCACCATTTCCCTTATAGTGCTTGTGACGATACTTGGCAAGGTCACAACAACATTGAAAAAATAGAGAGTCTGGTTACAGCTATTGAGGATCGATTAGTTCAAATTGATTATGTACTTTGGAAACATAGTGATCCATCAATGTATGGACCACCAGCCGGAACAAGTGAAATTAAATCAGGTGGTCGATATATCCCGGTTGAAGCGGGAGAAATTGTGCCGGGTTACATTGAATGGAATAGCCAATTAGAAGCGGCATTTAGAGAATTGGATCGATTGATTGGGCTAGTATTTGCGATCCAAGAAACGCCTCAATGGTTATTCGGTTCGGCAATTACTGAGTTGGAATCTGGTGGAACTGGAACGTCACATACAGACGGAGCAGCGATAAAAGGTCGATTCATGCCTATTCTGTCTAAGGTAAAAAGAATTCGAGTTTACTTAGAAAGGGCAATGAGAAAGACGTTATTGTCTGCTATGCAGTTGGAGCAAGTTGTACGTGAAAAGTATGAAACTTCCATCCCAGAATATGAACCCAAAATGCCTACAATCTTATGGAAAGATGGGCTCCCAAATAATGATAAAGAATTAGCCGAAATCATGGCTCTTAGAACAGGTAATAAGCAAACCATTGATCAATTATCAGCAATCAAAGTATTAGAGAACATGAACTTTGAAGAAGCCAAGGCAATTTATGATTCAATCAATCGTGAACAGGACGAAGCATTGAAGCGAATGCAGGAACAAATGAATCCAAGCGTTGACTTAAACTGGGATAATGAAGAGCCAAAGAAACCCCAACCAGAAAAAAGCAGTGAAGAATCATGACCTACCAACCACCAGAAGAAAGGGAAACTTACAATGAGTTAATTGAAAAATTGGAGCAGATTTTACAAGGTTCTTCAGACCAACTGAAGGCTTTTTTACTTTCTATTGATTTCCAAAATCTAAGCCCCAAAGATCAACGAGAAATAGAAAAACGAATTGATGAAATCCTAATTACAACCAATCAGCAGCTTTTCACTTGGGTAGATATGGCGATTAATTACGCTTATATCGTGGGGGTTGCGATTACGCTCATGACTTTGGGATTACAACCCGCAATGAAAGCAGCAAAAGATACGGTGAAAATGGGAAATCAGTTAAACAAGCAAACCGTGAATCAAATCAAAAAGGTTACTTACAATGACCTACTCTTAATGACTCAAAATACGAGCCAACGAGTAAAAGACGTGGTAACAAGGGTTGTCATGGAGAATATTAGGAATCGTGAAATAGGGGTTAGTTTGAAGGAGAACTATCGAAACATCATTCGAGGATTAAAAGAGGAAGCGAGTCAAGCTGCTGATTTCTCGATCATTGATCGAGCTAACCGAACTTGGACCATTGAAAGTTACTCAAAAATGGTAGCACGAACAAAGGTCATGCAAGCTCAATTTGAAGGAACCATTAATGAGTCATTAAAAAGAGAAGCCTACTATGGCGTGATTTCTTCCCATAATTCCAAACATGCAAGTTGTAGGAAATGGGAAGGAAAGATTGTGAAATTGACGGCGGATGTTCCAGGCGATTACCCTTTGTTATCTGATTTGAGGGCTTATGAGTTTAAGGAAATCTTTCATCCATCCTGTAAGCATCATGTTTTTCCTGTTAGGAATTTGGAAGCATTACCACCACAAATTAAAGAGAGGAATGAAAAATAACCGCGTACGCGGTTATTTAAGAAGAGCAATGACAATTGAAAAGAGACTTAGACCTGTAGCAATTAAGCCAAAAAATATTGCTACAAATACATTGATAGCTTGCAGCAAGTCGCTCCAAGTTACAAAGTTCTTGTTATTGCCATTATTGTTGTGCATAATATAGTTCTCCCTTCTGGGACAAAGAGAGACTATATAAAACAAGGTTCAATTTACTATATCAGAGTGTATTTATTATTTCAAGTATAAATAATTTTTGTGATAATCGACCTCCGATACGTCATTAAACTGTCGTGTTTTTTTAATGTCCAAACCGTTTGAAGACATTAAAAGCTAATGAGTAAAGGAGATGATTTTTATATGTCAGATGAAAATAAATTAGAGTTACAAAATAATAGTAATCCTGCCGAGGATGTTAAAGATACAGGTACCGAAATTAAGACTTTTACCGAGGATGAGGTAAACGAGCGAATCAATAAAGCTGTAACCGATCGTTTGAATCGGATGAAAAAGAAGTATGAAGGCTTTGACGAGATTAAAAGCGAGCTTGAAGAATTACGTTCCTTTAAATCCCAAGCTGAAGAAAAGAACATGACCGAATTAGAGAAGTTACAGAAACAAATTGAATTACTCAGCAATGAACGGGATGAATTGAAAACTAATTACTCCAGTTTGCAGGAAGAAAGACAAAAAGAGAAGTTACACAATTCATTTCGAGAACAGGCAAGGAAAGCAGGAATTGAGTATGTAGAGGACGCTTTACAACTTGCTTCCAATCAGCTTTCATCCTTGGAACCCAATGAAGAAGGCAACTATATAGAGCTTGAAGATTTGGTCAAGGAGCTTACCGAGAGTAAGCCTTTTTTAGTTTCAGCAAAAAAAGAAGCACCCAAGCCAATTGGAAACGCAAGTAACCCAAATACAAACCAAGTTGAGAAGACAAATGAACAGCTTTTAAAAGAGGCTGAAGACAAATTTAAAAAATCACAAACAACCGAGGACTTAGCTGCTCTTATGCGAGTAAGAGGGCAACTCGGTCTTTAATTATTAGGAGATGATTGTAAATGGCAAAAAACCCAATTTATAAAGCGGATCAAGTAGGTATTATAGAATCCGTTGTAAACGAGATGTTACTACTCGATCCTTATCAGGTACCCCTATTATCTTTGTTAGGGTTTGGTTCACCAATTACCAACGTAAAGCATGAATGGGTCGAGGACGAACTGGAGGCAGATAAAACCGCAATTAATAACGGGGCTGGTTATGCAGACAACGCAACATCGATTGTTGTAGATGATGGCTCCATTTTTGCGGCAAATGAAATCATCAAGATTGGAGAAGAATTACTAAAAATTACTGCTATCAGTACGAACACACTAACCGTAACCCGTGGATATGCAGGAACCACAGCAGCCGCTTTAACTGATAATCAAGTGGTCGAATTTATGTTTGTTGAAGGTGTTGAGGGTGCCGATGCTCGTACTGCACGTAAAAAACCACGTGTAAGAATCGACAATATTACACAAATCTTTGATGAAACGATTGAGATTTCCGGTACTGCACTAGCGATGTCTCAATATGGAATCAATGATCCATATGATTATGAAAAGGCTAAGAAGTTAAAGGAGCTATCTTTACAATTTGAAAAAGCCTTAATCAATGGTGTCAAATACGAAACAGGTCAGACTCGACAAATGAAGGGTATGCGTTCCTTTATTACTACCAATGTGGATACTGCCTCAGGTCCTTTGACTATGAACATGATTAACGACCTCGCACAAGATATCTTTGAAAAAGGCGGTTTTACTGGTGGCTCACAACATGTCGTACTTGTACCAGCTAAACAAAAACGTGCTTTGTCAACAATCGATGAAAATAAAATCAATATTGTGCGCCAAGATAATGTTCGTGGTCAAGTAGTTGATAGTTTAGTTACGGATTTCGGACAATTCCCAATAATCTTAGATAACAATCTTAATTCAAATGAATTAATGCTCGTAGACTTGAATCGTTGTAAAATCCGTCCTCTTGCTAATCGTGAATTCTTCCACGAATACATGGGCAAAAAAGGGGATTATGTAACGGGTCAGATCGTAGGGGAGTACACATTGGAATTTAAGCAAGAAAAAGCCCATGGGAGAATTAGAAATCTTGCCTAACAATATAAAATCTTGAATGAATGGTGGTGGTTGAATGGCTGAATTTCGAAGTGATGCATTCCCTGAGCTTGGAATTTGGGTGAATGGGAATCGCTATAAATTTTCCAATGGGCGATTACGAACAAATGATGAGGAGGTAATTAAGCAACTAACTTCTACCAGTGGTATTGTACGAGTCGATGAACCTAAAAAAGAACCAAAACAGGATAAACCAAAACCAACCCTCAAAAAATCTAGCTCTAAAAAGGCTAAATAATGGGGGTTAAATTATGGCTACTACTGTAACGATTGGTGAGGCTAACACCTATTTTCAGCAGCAGGTTCTTTATTCGCAACCTTGGGATGTACTGGACGATGAAACCAAGATGAAGGCATTAAATAATTCAGAGCGCGTCTTATATCGCTATTATCGGGACCTTTATAACTTGAGCGATTCGTCTAAATACATGCCCAAAGAAGCAGTATATGAACAATCTCTGTGGTTATTGCGTCAAGATGAGTCAGTACAGAAGCAGGATTTTGGTGTAACTGGTTTGGGCGTTTCGGGAATCAACATTCAGATGCAAGGAAATCGAATATCTGAAATAGCACCTGAAGCACAAGCGATCATAGAAGAGGATCAAGAAGAAAATGGAGACGGAAGTTATAACGGTAAGTTTGGTTGGTTGGTGATGTAATGGCTATGATTCCGCTTAGACAAAAAATCACAATCAGACGAAGCAATGGGGAAACGGATGAATGGGGTAATCCAATCGGTATAACTGAAACAGAGTACGCATGTAGAGCCGATGAAGGTTCTTTTTTAGTTCAGGATCAAAATGGAAACGAAATCATGACCTCTCTCAAGGTTTATCTGGAGGGGTTAATTGACGTTTCCTATACGGATCAAATCGAGTTCAATAACGAAGCCGGAATTGTAATAAATAGGGAACCTCAGAAGATTCAGGTGTTACGGGATTTCTCAGGGTTCCCACTTTTTACGGTGGTGTATGTATGAGGATTAAAGTCGATGTTGATGTAGATTTGGGTAAGTTAGATGTTTTAAAGAGTATTATTCCTGAAATTATTGAACAAAGAGTTCAAAATGTAGGCGATTCCCTCGCAATGACCGCAAGCGGAGCAGCTCCACATGATGAGGGAATCTTAGAAAAATCCTATGATGTTACGGTTTCTGGTTCGGTAATTGCTAGTGCAATAGTGGGTTTTAAGGCTACCAATCGAGGATTTGACTATGCTTTGATGATGCATGAAGGAGACTATAATTTGGGTCCTGGTTCGCTGGCTAAATCAGGCGGTATTGGTATGTCTGGGGCTAATTATGCAGTAGGAAGAAAATATTTACATCGACCACTATACGGAGAAGCCAATAAATACACCCAATACATTAACCTTGCGTTAGTTGCTGCAATTCAAGCGTCAAGTTAGTAGGTGATCATTTGAGAATTAATGATTTTAGAGCATTTATTCAAAATCGTTACAGCTATCTAATGTATAACAACGAGTTTCCCGCAATCACAAACAAGAATATTGGTCTGGTACGAATCTTCCCAACTCCAACAACTAACAAAGAAATTAACCGTTTAAATGCTCAAATTCTGATCAAATCAGATAGTATGCAGAAAGCGGAAGCCAAGGCATGGGAGATTTACGAAGATTTACGAATCCAGACCCATTTTTTAATTGGGGACACAATGATTATTTATTGCTCCACCAATCAACCCGAATTTATCCAGTCGGTTGATAGTGGGGCTTTTTTATATTCGGTCAATTTGCAATTAATAACAGACCAACAAGGAGGCTAAAAGATGGCGCGAACAGCTATTACAGTTGGTTCTAGCACTGATGCAGGAATTGATTTAAGCCTAACAACGCCAATTGATAATACAAACGGTATGCAGTTTGTAAATACAGGTCGTGAAGTTTTTGTTGTTGAGAATACAGGCGGATCGAGTATTACAGTTACTCTTCCATTTCAGGATGATCAATTTGGACGTGGAGGACAAAAGGTAGTATCAGTTTCTGCTGGGACTACGAAGGTCATTGGTCCATTTCATCCTGATCTTTATAATCACGAAGGTTCAGGGCTTGTTTATATCGATTTTTCAGCGAATACCGGAACCGTGCAAGCAATCAAAGTTTCATTATAAAAAACTGAAAATTTAGATAGGAGTGTTTTTTTATGCCTAAAGTTGCAGGTGTTGACGTTCTTTTGTATCTCAATACTGGAACTGACGTTTCACCAACATATACCGTTTTGGGTGGTCAAACAGAAGCCACTTTAAACCGTGAAGCTGAAGAGATTGATGTTTCAGCAAAAACAGATCCCGATGATTATGGGGATTTTTTAATTGGAAAGAAAACTTGGAATATCGAATGTGAAGGGTTTTACGTGGATTCTGATACTGCTTTCGATGCACTAGAACAGGCTTTCGAAAACCGCGAACATTTGATGGTAGAACTTCGCATGCCTAGCGGAAAAACCTATAGTGGAACAGTTCGTATACAAGAACTACCTATGGAATTTCCACAAGATGACGGAACTACATTTTCTACAACTTTACTAGGATCAGGACCATTAACAATAACTCCGTAAATGAGGTGAATATATGGCAAATAAGCAAGCTGGTTATGTATCTATCAAACTTGATAAACAACGAAAGTTTAAATATACATTCAATGCATTGGTTGAATTGGAGGATATTCTAGGCAAGGGTTTTGGTCAAATGGAAGGCAACTTTAAAATGAAAGATTTACGATCCATTGTTTGGGCTGGTTTAATACACGAAAGCCCAGACCTAACAGTAGAAGAGGCCGGAGATTTAATTGATCAAGCAGAGTCAATTGAAGCAGTAGCCAAAGCTGCAACGGAAGCAATCGAAATGACGGTTGGGAACAAAAAAAAGTAGACGGAGAAAATGATGAATCAAATAGAGATGGTTGGGATTGGGAAGAGCTTCAGAAAACCGCCTTTGGATTACTGAGGCTCAAACCGTCCGAATTTTGGATATTGACTCCAGTTGAATTTGGTCTAATGGTAGAGGCTAGGTCAGAAAAAGAAAATGAGCGTTGGGAAACCATTCAACATATGCTAGCTTGGCATGCTTCAAATATCATGACTGCAACGAGTGGTAAGAAAGTAACACCTGATAAATTGCTAGGTAAAAAGCAGAAAGAAAACAAGGAATCAAAGAAAATTACTGACATCCAAAAGAGAAAATATGAGGTAAGAAAACAAGAACTTTTAGAGCGTCTAAACTCCAAAAACAGGGGGTGATTATTTGTCTACAGCCAGCGTTACCGCTACATTTACAGCTAATGCAACCCAATTAATGGCTACTTTAGCATCTGTAAAGGCAGCTTTAAAAGCTACTGGTGATTCCATGTCTAAAGTTGGAGCTGACGTGGACTCTTCTATGAAAAAAATGGGTGCATCAGCTACAGTAGCAGCAGGAGAAATAGAATCAGCAGGAGCGAAAAGTTCAGCCGGGATGAAAAAGAGCTTTGGCGAATTGGATAATACCATGAAAAAATCAGGCATAAATATGCAAGAAATCGGTCTTGGTATGGGTGCAGCGATGACTGTAGCTGGAGCTGCTATAGCAGTTGGATTAGGTGTAGCAGTATCAAAAGCGGCTGATTTTGAGGCTCAAATAGATCGAGTTGGAGCGATTTCAGGCGCATCAAGTACTGATATGCAAAAGCTAAGACAGTCAGCATTAGATTTGGGAGCATCAACAAGTAAAAGTGCAACCGAAGTAGCACAAGGTATGGAGTTAATGGCAGCTAGTGGTTATAAGACTAATGACATAATCGCAGCTATGCCTGGTGTAATTGCAGCAGCAGAAGCAAGTGGTGAAGATTTTGCAAGAGTGACTGAGGTTGTTACCAGTGCCTTAAATGGTTTTGGACTTGAAGCGAAAGAAGCGACAAGAGTTGCGGACATTATGGCTATGTCTGCTAACCAATCAAGAGCGAGCGTTGATGATTTAGGGTTTGCTTTCAAATATGCGGCTCCAGTCGCAAAGCAATTAGGGGTATCAATAGAAGAACTTGCGGCAGCTACCGGAATTATGGTAGACGCGGGGCTAGAGGGTTCCCAAGCAGGAACAACATTACGAATGGCTTTTTTACGATTAGCTGATCCACCAAAAGAAGCTAAAGCGGCAATCGAGCAATTAGGAGTTACTTTATTTGATGCTCAAGGAAAAATGTTACCTATGGGAACAATTATCGGGCAGTTGTCTGAGAAATTTAAAGGGATGTCACAACAGCAGAAAGTAGCAGCAGCCTCTACTATATTCGGGACAGAAGCAGCAACTGGAATGTTAGCTGTAATAGATAAAGGACCAGCAAAATTCAACTCCTTTACCAATGCACTTAAAAATTCAGGTGGAGCGGCGCAAGAAACAGCAAAGAAAATGAAAGACAATTTAAAAGGTGCTATGGAACAGATGAGCGGTTCATGGGAAACCTTAGCAATTAGCATAGGTACAACCTTAACCCCTGCCGTTCGAGCAGCCGCAGACGCAATAAAGGTAATAGCTGATGCTTTCAACTCACTACCAGCACCGGTTCAAAGTTTCATAGGAATTGCCTTAGCAGTCGTTTCCGCTTTGCTGTTAATAGGTGGCGTTGTCATGATGGCTTATTTTGGTCTGCAAATGCTAGCTACATCTGTTGGAATTGCTGCTAGTTCTTTGGTTGGGATTATTGCTGGTGTTGCTGGTGCAATTGTGGGAATCATCGCGTTAGGTGCTGTATTTGTTTATGCTTACAATAAAATAGCTTGGTTCCGTCAAATGGTAGATTCAGCCTGGTCTGCAATTAAGGCGGGTTTTGCGGCTGTAGTAGCTTTCCTACAACCAGCCGTCCAAGCCGTGGTTAATTTCGTGGTTCAGCAGTGGCAACGAATACAACAATGGTGGTCCCAATCGGGTCCAATGATTGTTCAAGCGGCGCAAAACGTTTTTAATTTTTTGAAAATCATTATCACTGGTGCGATGAATGTAATTATGGCAATATTCAGTTTTGTATGGCCTGCCATTCTCGCTATCATTACTTTCGTTTGGTCTAGTATTAAAGGTGTCATCTCCGGTGCGTTAGGGGTTATTATGGCGGTTATCAATATTTTTGCTGCTCTTTTTACTGGAAATTGGTCAGCATTGTGGGAAGCGGTTAAAAGTTTACTTTCTAATGCCCTTACATTGATCTGGAATTTATTTAACTTGATGCTGGTTGGAAGAGTATTTTCAATAATAAAAGCGTTTGGAACTAAAGCACTTTCTTTTTTCAAATCTACCTGGTCAAGTATTTCAAGTGGGGTTTCTAATTTTTTGTCAAGAATTGGTAGTTTTTTTACATCAAAATTTAATGCTATCAAAAGCTATATAACATCTGTACTGAATTCCATTAAAAGTTATTTTTCGAATATTTTTAATTCTATTTCCAGTACTGTATCAAGTATCCTAAGCCGGATATATTCCGCTATTTCTTCCCGTTTTAACGCGGCTAAATCGGTGGTTATGTCAGCTATTAATTCTATGCGATACACAATCCAAAGCGGGTTTAATGCAGCAGCTAGCACTGTATCAAATGTTGCTAGTAGAATCAGAAGCCTTTTAAGTGGTTTAGCATCTCAGGCCATGTCATGGGGCAGAAATTTGATTAATATGTTTGCTCAGGGGATACAATCAGCAGGAGCAAAGGTAATTGCAGCAGCTAAGAATATAGCTGATAAAGTTAAAAGTTTCCTTGGATTCTCTAGCCCGACCGAAAAAGGTCCAGCTAGTGATTCCGACACTTGGGCTCCTAATTTTGTTGATATGTTCGCTCAGGGATTAAACGCCAATAGCTCCAAATTAAAAAGTTCTGTTTTGGGTTTAGCCTCTGAAATGAGTCTACTTAGTAATGGGGTTACCGTCTCTGGATACCAAACAGTAGCTATGACCTCCATACCATCAACTAATACGGGTCAAACATCTGCATCAACAGGTGACATATTGATCACAGGTAATACATTCAATGTCCGAAACGATAACGATATTAAGGAAATAGCGCGAGAAATAAGACGACAGGAAAATCAAGAGCTTAGAGCAAAGGGGAGGATTATATAGATGTTTTCATACAATGACATACATGGAACCGTGTACTTTGATAAGGTATTAGATGTTATTCGCGGAATGGCTCCATCTTCTTCTCCTTTGCTCCAAAAGATCACGGGAAAAGACGGGGCTTATTTTTTTGGTGTGGATACGGATGTTATGGAGTTTGAAATAAAGGTACTGGTTAAGGGTAAAACAAGGGCTGATTTATGGACGAAGATTCGAAAAGCTAACGGATGGTTAAAGAAAAAGGAACTAAAAAAGCTAGTATTTGATGATGAACCTGATTTATATTATGAGGCTATTTGTGTTGATGCTTTGGACATTGATGAGATTTTAGAATTTGGAATCGGGACTATTAAGTTTCTCGCTCCTGATCCTTACGCAGTAGGACAATCTAAGAGTCAAAGGGTTTCTTCTCCTGCTGCTATATTTGAGCGAAATGGGATTCGATATAGGGATAATGGAACCGAAGTAACTGAGCATTTTCCTGTTTACAAGAACGGAAAGTTTAATGAGGCTGTTTTAATCGAAGAGGGCACTACTAATCTACTAACATCTGCTTCAACTCCTGCAATAGAGGAAAAAACGGTAACAATAGGAGATGATTACTATCTATCCTTGGTAGGTGGATCAGCAACGATCGAACATAAAAAAGTTGAAGCGATAACTAAGACCACTCTGGATAAAGAAGGTACAAATGTATCTTTTACAAAAAACAACTTTGTAACAGGTGGAACTCATTCTAATACATCAACTAATGGATTGAATAATCTTGTACTAGGTACAACTGGAACCCAGACAAACATAAACCATACCTTAAATACCGATTTTTCAGGTACAAACATCAATACAGAGGTAGTGGGTAATTCAATTCGTCTAAAAAAACAAGGAACCGACATGAGTGTAACAGAAACGTTAAATGCCGAATTTGCTCAAGGAACAAGGAGTTCAAGGGTTATTTTGTCTGGGGATAATGTCAAGCTAGATACTCCTCAATGGGAGTTTTCGGATAATATGTCAAGTTGGACGACAAACTGGACGGGCTATGATGCAAGTACGAATGGACTAATTAGTCAACAATCTGGATTTACTCGGATCAATGTAACGACAAACCAGGCAGTACCAACAGGGATGCAATATCAGAATGCTTTGATTGCATTTGCATCCACGATATCATTTCGCGCCAAGGTCACAGGAACTGTTCGGTGTATCTTAGAAAATGGGGCTAATTATATCTATACAACTTTAACACCATCAGCTTCATATGCTTGGTATCACATTCGTTTCACCAATACAACAACTGTATCGCAATATCTAAATGGGACACTGCAAAGTAGTGCTGTAACAGGGACTGGAACCTCAGCGATTAAGAGAGTAATGCTGTTTGTACCTCAATCTGCCACTGGATCATTAGATATTGATCAGTTTTATGCTGATTGGGGATTCGATAAGGGAGCACCCGCAGCCAATAACCTTTGGACAGGAACCTATACAAGTAAGGGTTATAACTTAACTTCTTTGGGTGCTTTAGGTTCCAAAACTGTATCCCAAAACACGGTTAATACTACAGTTGATGGAACAGGAACTATCACAGTCACAACTGAAACAGGTACAATTAACCCTGATACGTCTATAACATGGAGCGGTAGCGATACAATAACGCCTGGTACAACAACAATTAATAAAGCTATTAGGTATATAGTGACGTTTACAACAAATGATCCAGGTGGGGATTTACAATTACAAGACTGTACTATGTCATTTATATCGGGACTATTTCAATCTGGAACATACGAATCTCAACCAATAGATATTTCCAGTGTACGAAGAGCTGGAAATACTTCCAGTGTTTGGGCTGTCTCAAATGAGGAGTTTGGAGACCCAACGGTCGATTTTGCTTTGTCAACAAATGGAGGTTCCAGTTATGGGGCCTGGACTGCGGGGATTTGGTTTGGAGCAATACCAGGAATTACAAATAGTACCGATCTAAGAAATGCTCGTTTAAAATATCGGGTGAATTTCACATCTAGTTCGGTTACTCAAACGTCTAGCTTTGATGATATATCTTTATCGTTGACGAGTAACACGTATAAGCCTTCAGGATCATACACATTAGATCCAATCAACATAGCGGCTGTGGGAAAGGCAGGTACTTTTTATCAAGATTGGTTAAATACTTTGCCTACTAATACTACTTTAGCTGTTCTTTCTCGATTATCTTTAGATGGTGGCTCAACGTGGTCAAGTTACGTGTCTTCATCCAATGGAGGAGCCATAAATGGGATTACTCAAAGCACCAACTTATCTAACGCTCGATTACAATATCGGTTTGATTTGGCTACAACTGATGATTTTGTAACACCATTAGTTTCCTTTTTTGAGTCGGTTTTAACTTCCGGATATTTACCTAGCCAAACTGTTTCAATTACACCAACCAACGTTTCCAATATTGGCTTAACGTCTGATTCTGTTATGACTTGGAGTCAAACAACGCCAACGAATACAGCGATTTTAGTAGAGTACAGTCTAAACGGTAGTACCTATGTTCCAGTTACAAGTGGAACCGACTTTCTTAATTTAGGTGAGAATTTAACAGGGAAAACGCTCTATTTAAAATATACTTTGTCTACTTCAGACACCAATGTAACACCTACAATAGGCAGTACTCTTACATGGTTAATCCAACAATCAGAACCAAACAAAATAAAACCAGTAACAACAAAAATAGTCCTAACTCCAACCTTAGTTAGTCGTTGGCAATTGGAACATAAAAAATACGGTACAGGTTGGCAAGTATACGGAACGGCTAGAAATGATGAAAGCCTAAAAATCAACATCCACGAGCTTGTAACGGATGGATTGAACTCAGGTACAATCGATCTTTTTTTGTATGAAGAAGGCGAAAATTACCAAGATCGATTTATTATGTCAACCGATGATAACACCTATCGATTAGCTGTCAAACGAGATTCATTGGGTAATTACAAAGTTTATCTAAACGGTTCGGAACAGATGAGTTTTCCTGCTCCTGTTATTGGATGGTTCCATCTGGGGCTAACATGGCAAGGATCAAACGCGAAGATTTACATTGATGGGGTTGAAATGGATAGCACGACTTTGGGATCAAATATCAATTTAGGTGCAGCTAGATACCTCTATTTGGGTTGTGACCATAACAAACAAAATCAATGGAACGGTGTTTTAGATGATGTAGTTATATCTTATGATGAAAAACCATCTTCCTATTTTGAGAAACGATTAGTAGCGACAGAGGGTTATAATTCAACCATTGAATCAGAGGTATTTCCATTTGACAACTCATTAGGGGCCTTGAATGACAACACAATCGATTATATGGGAACGGCAGAATCATATCCGATTTTTACAGTTGAATTTGTTTCTAATGCTTCCTATTTCCGCGTATCAAATGGGGCTGATTATGTCCAGATAAATAAAAACTTTGTTGCAGGGGATAAATTAATAATCGATTGTGGAGCAGAAAAAGCAACCTATAATACCTCAATTCCGTTAGCTATGGTAGCTATAGATTTGGATAGTGATTTCTTTTCTGTTAAATATGGGGATTCTATCATCGCTGAACCTTCAGGAGTTGCCTTAGTAGATATTGAATATAAGGAAAGGTGGGTGTAGCTTTGGAAAAAATTTGGATACTGAATAGAAATGAGGAATTATTAACCGGACTACAACAAAGCGGTTCGGTTTTTTTATTGGATGCTGTTCATAAGGAGCAAATCAATGGGGTCAATACGTTTGAATTTGTGATTCCTTCTGATCATGAAAAAGCTCAGTATGTTCAGGAAGAGAACATTGTATTAGTTAAGGACTTAGAGAATGATTGGTCAGAATTCGCGATCAAAGAAATCGAAGATGAGCATTCAGACGGGCTATTTAAAAAGGTATATTGTGAACACGCTTCGTGTGAGCTTCTGGACGATGTAATCAGGGATATTCGACCGGAAAACCGAGACGCTGAATATATGCTGAATCAAGTTTTACAAGATACCCGATGGAACGTTGGATCGATTGCAGATACTCCAAATGCAACTCACGTTTTTTATGATAAGTCGCCTTTGCAATGTATCCATGAAGTCCTTGAGTTGTTTGGTGGTGAGCTGAGATTCAGAACTGAATTTATAGGCAACCAGATTACTAATCGGTATGTAGACCTCCTCACTCAACGAGGACTAAACAGGGGCAAAAGGTATGTACACGGAAAAGATGTAACCAATGTCAAACGAACGGTTAACACTGATAACCTAGTTACTGCTCTTGTTGGTCGTGGGAAAGGAGTCGAAAACGAAGAGGGTACAGGTTATGGTAGAAAACTAGATTTTAAGGACGTTGTATGGATGACTCCCACGAATCCAGTATCTAAACCATTAGGACAGGATTGGGTAGGTGATTCAGACGCTTTACTTCAGTTTGGGCGACCTGATGGATTAGGTGGGTTGAAGCATCGTACTAGAAGTATTGATTTTGAGGATGAAGAGGACTCAACGAAGTTATTAGAAAGAACTTGGGAAGCATTGCAGGAAATGAAAGAACCTGTATTTAGCTATGAATTGAGTGTCATTGATTTACACAAAGCCCACGGATACGAGCATGAATTTGTAACCCTTGGTGATACTGTCGCGGTTATTGATCAGAAATTTAACCCTGAATTGAGGCTTACTGCTCGTATCCTAGAAATGGAACGTGATTTGATTAACCCTCAAAATACTAAAATCGTACTTGGAAACGTGTTTCAATACTCCTCTAATGTTGAGCGTCAATTACAGATAAGGGACAAGGTTTTAGATCAAACAATTAATACATCATGGTTAGACGGCTTTATTGATGCACTACAAAACGAGGTCGTAGGCGGAGCAGGAACTGTAAGGCATTCGAGCGATGGTTTATTGATCCTAGATAAACCAGCAGAGCAAAATCCAACCAAAGCTATTTTAATGAACAATGGAATTATAGCCTTATCCAATACCCGTGTTTCAGGTGGTGATCCTGGAACGGCTGGAGGTTGGGATTTTTCTAATGGTACCTTTATTACAGGTGATGGTGCATTTGCAGATAAGATAGTAGCCGGAACAATGCTTGCTGACCGGATACGTGGAGGAGATTTCTACCTCGGTGGGGTTGTTAACGGGATAGGTAAAGATGGGAAATTCTATCTTGTCAATGCCGAGGATGACATAGTTTGCCAGATGGACGCTCAAAGGGTTGGATTTGACCGTTTATTTGTTGGGACTCTTTCAGGGAACAACGTGGTAACTAAAAATTTTGAAAATATCACGTACTATGTAAATCCTGTTACTGGGTCTGATAACAATGATGGTTTAGCCACTGGAACAGCGTTTAGGAGCTTACAAATGGCAATCGATCAGATACCGGAGATAAACGAGGGTGTAATTACAATCAATATTGCCTCCAGTTCTACACTTAACGAAGTGATTGAATTAAAGGGGAAAAGTGGTAGTGGCAGAATTGTAATTGATTTTGGAAATTCAACCCTAAACGGGTACATTCGAATTGGCTCGTGTTTACAAAGAATTACGCTCAAAAACGGAACCATAATCCACAATGGTGAACAACACTTTGAAGATTCTAGCGTATATTCTTGTGTCCGTGTACTCGTATCCAATTGGGTAGTATTGGATAACATGACTTGCCATGCAAAAAATCTGGCTCTTTATTGTGTAGCTGCTGAGGGTGGTAATATGGTTGTAACTAATTCACGCTGCTTTGGGGCTACTGATTCGCTCGTATATGCAACTGTTGGTAGCGCTATAAAGGTTGTTGACGTTGGTGGAACAGGGACTGTTGGATTAAAGGCAAGCGATTCAAGTATCATAGCTGGGTTTGGTTATCGACCTGATACCACTACACCAACAGCAAACCCCCAAGGTGGTCAAGTTACTGGGGTTTGGGGTTCAACAGACCCCGGAGGTACAGCACCAGGAACAAGCCAACCAGGAAAGAAAACATGGACTGCCACGAGTGCCTATAGTTGGGATACTTCTTTTGGCTGGAATGGAGCGTTTCCAAGGCAAGGTGATCCTTCGAGATGGTCTCCAGGGATGGGCTTATGTCGTGGGCTTTGGTTCTTTAATTACTCTGATATCGTATCTACTCTTTCGGGGAAAACAGTTCAATCAATTAGAATCTACATTGAGCGTGAAAGCAAAGGCGGTATATACACAAACGTCCCTATTCACTTTTGGACCCATAACAATACAGGTGCTACAGGTGGACAACCAACGCTATCTAATAGTGCTGGATCTTTAGCGAGCTTTAAACCAGGAGAGAAAAAGTGGGTGACTTTGCCGACTTCATTAGGGAATGCATTAAAAGCAGGAACGGCAAAGGGGATTGCTATTTTTATCAACAATTCGAATTCTGATTATTACGCCAAATTTAAACCATCAGCAACGCTTGAAATCACCTATACGTAAGGAGGGGAGAAAATGTCTGACAATGGAGTCATTATATCTACAAAGGAGATGTATGCAGTTCTTCAGGAAATCAAAAGTCAAGTAAGTATCATACAGACAGAAGTACGCAATATTGGGGCTACTGATGAGAGAAGCAGGCAAGCGTTGGAACTTGCTAATGATGCACTACAAAAAGCAGCCGAATTAGAGAAGCAGATTGACAAAGTAGAACGATGGTATTGGTGGATAATAGGTACTCTACTGACTACAATTCTGGGTATTGTAAGTGGATTTATCTTTACTTTTATAAAATAAAAAATGAGAGGTTGATATCAATGAATTTAATATCAGTCATTTTAAGGGACCCAAAAGCGGCGGGTCTCTTATTTGCGTTTTTAAAAGTATTGTTTGCATCAGTAGGTGTAAATATCACGGATGGTCAGTTGTTGCAATGGGAAGAATTTTTTAATTTGGTTTGTAGCATTGCAATAGCTTTGGGGATTTTTGGTTATAGTCCAACTGACAGCAAAGGGGTTGATAAATAGATGAACATCATACAAAAGTTAATACCACTGAAATATAAGCGTATTCGTCCAGGGACAAAAAGAACACCATTGTTCGTGACGATCCATGAGACGGATAATCAGGGTAAAGGAGCAACCGCAGCAGCACACGCAAATTTGCTTTATAACGGCAATAATGAACGAGTCGCAAGTTGGCATTACACAGTCGATGAAGATTCTATTTATCAATCAATTCCTGATAACGAAATAGCTTGGGCTTGTGGGGATGGATCAAACGGGACTGGTAATAGGCAAAGTATTTCAGTAGAGATTTGTGTTAACCAGGACGGAGCTTTTACCAAAGCAAAAGAGAATGCTGCTGAATTAGTTCGCTATCTCATGAATAAACATAATATCCCAATCAGTCGAGTTGTCCAACACAATCATTGGAGCGGCAAGGATTGTCCCAGAAATATTCGTAAAGAAGGATGGGGTAAGTTTATATCATTAGTTAATGGAACAAGCGAACCTCAGAATTACGATGACAACATTGAGTATCACCGATTGTTGAAAGTAACAGACCCGATGATGAGAGGAAAAGACGTTGAACGGGTGCAAAAACGACTACAGTCAAAATCAATTGATGGCATCTATGGGCCTGCTACAAAATCTGACGTTGTGAGTTGGCAAAGGGTGCACGATGAGCAAGGAAATGTGGTGAAATCAGGGAAAGGTCTAGTGGTTGATGGGATTGTCGGTGAAAAAACTTGGAAGGCTTTGTTTGGAGCATGAAAAAAGCCCCAATAGTGGGGCTTAGTAATTATAATCAATCGGTTCATTGTAATCGTTAAAGCTCATCCGATCACGAGCCTCTATTATCTCATCCTTATACTCTGTTCTCAGTTCATCAAATTCCTCGTCATCCAAATTAGATAATTTTAAACCACGAACTGCAAGCCATTGATTGAAATTCCATTCATCGCTTTCATGACCCGCAAATTCGGTAGAAAACCCAGCCAAGTAGTAAGTAGACATTTATATCGATCTCCTTAGATGTTAGATGTATTTGAAAGGCTCCAAGCAGGAGCCTATTCTGGTACAATGACATTAGATTTACTTTGCCCTTCGATGCTTGGCGGCGCTGGAGGGCTTTATTTTTTTGCTGATTCCATAAAATCAAACCAGGTGAATTCTACTTCTTCACCGTTGTCGGGCAACTTAGTAATAGTGCCTCGGTCGAATATTGGGTATGCTTTTTTTTCCTCCTTGATTTCTACCCCAGTGGAGCAGTGAGGGCAGGTGATGTATTCAGCGACTGTAGAGCGTGGATATTTGAGTGCTGCAAGCTCTTCCGCTAATTCGTGCTCAACACCTTTGTCAGTTAGGTGGAACAGCAAGTCATAGTACATATCGTTTATTTCGCGGTATTTTGGGTTGTTTACCCGCTTACTGTCTTTGCAGCAATCACATTCAACTTCCATTTTCATACTTTCCATAAGTTCGAAAAAATTCATCTAAATCATCTCCTTGGTGTTCTTGTCGTTGTTTTCCTCCGACATCTCTTATATTACAACCTGAGATTTAAAATGTCAACATAAAATTGAAATTTTTCTTTATTTATTTCAATCTGATGTTATAATTGCATATATCAAGTTGATAAAGGAGATAAGCATCATGGAGATTAAATCAAAACTTGAAAGTGTATTGCGTGAACATAAAGAAGCAGGAAATAAAATTAGCAAGGGTTGGCTTGCTTCTGAATTAGGGGTAAGTCGTCAATCAATCACTAATTACATAGATGGTAAGTATTACCCAACCCTAGATAAAGCGTTACTAATGGCTAGGCTTTTAGATCGCAAAGTTGAAGACATTTTTGAGTTGAAAGAAAGAGAGAGCGACCTTCAATAGGTCGTTTTTTATAAGGACAAAAGTAATTGGTTAAACTTTCTTGATGCTCGTAATATTGTCTCTGCATTCCCAACTTCATTCAAGTCCTTACATCCATACGGAAATGAAACGTCAAACAAATTCAAAGCAGAACCCAAACCCTCTATAATATCCCGTTTTAATTTCTCTCCTGCTTCATCATTATCGGTTGCGATGATAAGGTTTTTTATATTGGTTTGCAAAATTAGATTCTGCTTTTCCTTTGTCCAACTTGTCCCACCTGTTGCAAGGGATGGAAAACCAGCAGTCATAGCAGTCATAGAATCTATTTCAGCCTCGGTAATAACTGCTGTATCTAAATAAGGCTTCTTGTGGAAAATATCGATCCCATATAACAGTTGTCTTGTAGCAGTACTACCTTTCTCGTACCAGAAGAATTTAGAATCGATCCTTCTATATTTGATTGTAGCTATTTCTCCATTTGGGTGGAACCAAGGTATAGCGATAGCATTTTTTTCTTTGCTATACCCAATATTTAAAGCTGCTTGTATCTCTCTAGGTATCCCTCTATTCACTAAATAAGGGTGGGGTTCTATCCCTTGGAGTAGGGCAGGGGAGAGGGTTATTTTATTTGTTCTTTGTTCTGATACATAACGAAGTGGACGCAAATAAAAATCCCCATTTCCAGGGGATTCTATAGGGCCGTATTTCTCTAATAGGTATTCTTCAATTTCTTCTTTTGTTTCATCTCGAAGATAGGAGAGAAGGGTTATAAAATTTCCCTTCTCAAATTCAATCCCACCACTGTCTCCCCATGCACCAGCAGGTGCACGATCTGAATCATAGAGCCAGCAATAGAATGATGGTCTATTATCGTCACGGAATGGTGAGCACGCAATAAGTTTTTCATGACTCCAAGTAGCTTGTTCCCATTCGAATTCATTCAATTCTTCCTCAACATCGACTGGAATGTCTAAGCCTCTTATGATCAAGTTTTAACCCCCAATTTTAAAATGGTAAATCCCCTGATTTTTTAAACTGCTCTTTGGATTCTTCTGGACTTGGTAGCTCACGGACGATACCGTAATTAGGGAGAAAAATTGTTTCTACTATTTGATCCTCTCCACCGAATCTACCTTTGCCTAGTTTTATAATTCCTTTCCCATCCAACGAATCTATACCCATAGTCAGACTTGAGTCTTCCAGTAGTTGCATACTTTTTTTCATTTCATCTCGTGATGGAGCTTTTAATATCCGTTGGTCATCTTGATATTGAGCTTTGGTTTCTTCAGCTTGGGTTACAAAGTGGATCACTGTATTCGTACGACCTGACATGTGTTTGATTGCTTTACTTGTCTCGGCTAATCCCCCACCTTTTGTTCCAGTTGTATTTTTCTCCATGTTCATAAGATATATAGGGTCGATTACTACAACATCAGCTCCTATCTGCTCGATTTCCATTTCAAGTTGTTTTACATTTTTTATATCAAAGCTTTGGTCATCGACTGTTCTAAAAATAATTTCTCCTGCAAGTGTTTGGTTGAGTGATTCGGCAAAGGCTTTTAATGCTTGTTTATAATCAGGTGATAGTTTAGTCATCAATATTTCTTTTGCTGGGAATCCAGCCTCATAGTCAACGCCTTCAACGGCTGTATTAAATAGTCCTAATTTAGCTGAACTCGAAGTATAAGCACGGCAATAAATTTCAAAGGCACTCATTTCTAAACTCCAATATAGAACCGTTGCTCCTTGGGTTGCTGATTCTATTGCTTCCTCTAAACAAAAAATAGATTTACCTCGACCACTTCGACCATACCAACAATAGGCATTTCCAGCCATAAAACCCCCACCTAAAGCTTTATTAATGGTGGGGAATTTTGAAGGCCATATTTTAAACGAGTTTCCACTTTCTCTATTTTCGTACTCAGTGAAGAACCAATCATAGTCTTTGGTAAAACTCAACCCGATTTTAGATGAAACTTTGGTTTTCGCTTTGATTTCTTGTAACTGCTCAATCATCCAGTCTAATGTTTCGTTACCAGGTAATTTATTTATTTTGTTCTCAACTGTTTCCATTTTTTTATGAGGGTCGTTGGACATAACTTGGCCCTGAATTACACGTAGGATTTCGTACTTTGCAAATTCGGATTTGATTTCTTCTGCAAGAACATTAAATGAGCTATTTACATTGGGTACATAAAGAAACCCCTCAACCGCGAGAGTTAGTTCCTCAGGGCTAGGAGTCGTCGAATTCTTTTCTATAAACTTCTTAAGGGCTTTGTATGTGTCTATCTCATCTGATGTAATGAAGCATTGCTGAGTAATTCCATATTGGTCAAAGGCTTGCGGATTCTTTGAATCCACCATTCTACTGAAAAACTTCATAGAGCTGTTCATATAACATTCTCCTTCTGATCCATAGCAGAATAGGGCATGTGTTCTTTACGAAATGCGATAACAGCAGCTTCTGCCTCATGTAAATGATCAAAAAAGCCCAGGTGATTTTGTTTTCTGTTGATAGTTGCGTATGCTCTCCATTTTCCTGATGACTTCTTCCAACTCACACCTCGAATATTTGAGGTTTTATTATGCTTACGAGCACCTTGTAAGTTCTGGTTATTTTCCCCCTTTGTACAAATTCTCAAGTTAGATTTACGATTATCGAATCCGTTGTGATTAATGTGATCTACTAGTAGGTGTGAAGGACAATTCATGATGAATCGATGCAGTCGGATTTCAATCCATTTGTCAGTGAGGGCCATTTTAGTATTAGTGACTGCATAATTAGCAGAAGCCTTTTTCCACTTACGCCCCAAATCTATTAACCTAGGCAGATCCTCGGTATCAATCAAAACCTCATGAACATCCCCATTTCTACGGACAATAAAAAAAGCCGTGGTTTCTCCACGAACTTCATAATCATTGAAAGGCATTTAAATCCCTCCATTTTTATTTGATTGCTTATGGTTACGTGCTTTCTTGTAGAAGTGATCCAACCTTTTCACCCGTCTCAAATATTTCTTATCTTTGAATAGGTTATAAAGATCTAGGTAGGTGTTGATTCGATCTTCTAAACCTTGTAAGTATTGATCTTTAGTCAATTTTTCAATGACTAAAATATCAGTTTCTAGTATTTGAATGAATTGAAGTTCATTGTTTTTATTGCGCTTGGCTAACAGATATTCATGTTCTTGATGTTTACTCTTATATCCTAAATGTTGATAAATTTGATATTCTCCCTTGAGTCCGGTTACCTTGGCAATTGCTCCAATCTCCAAATTTGGGTTCTGAATATCTTCCTTATGGCACAATTCATCTTCAAAATAGATATCATCCAGATCACCATCAATAGCAAGTGACGTAAGGTATACAGGTACGCCACCAGATTTGTGGATTCTAACAAGCTCAATTACTAGGTCAGTATTTGGGTAATGTTTAGAAACCACAATGTCACCTACATTAAATTTAGCTGGTTCAAATTGCTCCATCATATTATCAACCTCCTTAAAAGTCCTTTCTAATTCCGCGCTGAGAATCACCATAGAAATCAATCTGAATGCATTGATCTTTAATACGATCCTTTAACCGCTTGTCATAAACTTCATCCAAATCATCCATTTCAATATTCGATGTAAAAAGTGTCGTCATACGGGTTACTACTCTATGATTAATCAAGTCATGGGCGATTGACTGAAAAGCATCGCTAGGCGCACGGATACCAATATCATCAAGGATCAAAATTTTAGCCTCTTTTGCAGCTTTCAATGAGTGGTAAAATTCCTTGGAAGCTGGTTCCTTAATTTCGCGTGGTACATTCGGGTTGTTAAATTCCGCGAATTTACTTTGTAGCAGGTTGAAATCAAGGAAATAACAAAAATCATCCTTGATTTCAGCACCATTTCTCATACTGTTAATGAAATGAGCCACAAGAAAACTGTTACCAATAGCGCATGCTGTAGAAGTTTTACCTGTCCCTGGTGAATAGGAATACAAATATAGACTTCGTACCCGTTCACCTTCTGGATCAGATAGACGTTGTTGGGCAATCTCGAAATACTTGTCTATTTGCTGGTATACTTCCGGTTGAGTCTCTCTAATGGGATTATTTTTTATGGTCATACGGCTGTAATCGGCTGGTATATTTGCATTCCCAACCATTCCACCTTTACCACTTTGACCATGCATGTAAATGTAAAAAGGGCAAATTTTATTACACTTACCAAAAACCCCTGCAAGCTCACAAGCAGGGGAGAGAAGGCAGTTTTTTTCATTGGTTTGCATGAGAGAACCTCCTAGAATAGGTTGATTTTATTTTGGATTTCATCCTCATTGATTCGGTTAAGACTTGCTTGTTGGTGCTTTTCCTGCTCTATTTGTTGCTCTACTTGATTAATTGCAAGAGGTAGGTATTTACTTCTTAAATAAGAAAAGCAGAACATAAAAGAAACCCCCCGATAGGGAGGACGTGGTTTGAAATTCTGGAAGCAAATGTCGATAAAAACTTTAGTGACTTCTTTACCGAATTCTTCATACATTCTTTTTATGTTGGCATTCTCGGCTTGGATTGAGTTAGTGAAATATTTACTATTGAAAATGAGATGGTGCTGGTTCACAATATAAGCACGAAATGTAACCGCGTTCCAGTCCTTGATATCTCGACTTCTCCAATCTTTAGCAGGTGGTAACTTTGGGCGTGGCATATTTTCACTCCTTGGTTTTGAGTATAAAAAAAAGACGAGCATTTAAGCCCGTCTAGCTGACATTCATTAAGATTGTATGGGTTCAACGTCTTCTCCAAGTACAAACGCCCTAAATAGTTTATCTTGGATTTCTCTATGTTTTCTTTTCTCTTTAAGGTCTGCCAATTGCTGGGTTAATTCATCTAAAATATCTGGGCTAGGATTTTCTTTAAGAGCTTCTAGGGCATGCTTATAATGACTTATAAGGTCCTGTTGGTCTTTATTTAAGGATTCTAGAGTGTCAGCATATTCAATTACTCCCTTTAATAATTCAATTGTATCATCATAATAGTTCATTGTTAGCATCACCCTTTTTGTGGTTTGTATTTTTACAATCTAATGTTTTATTCGAATATGCCAATAATTTTAGGTTGCATTTATTCAGCTCAGATTCCTATATTCATCCTTTTCCCAACGCTTGGCGATTTTGATGCATTGCTTGCAGGTGACTTTATGCTCCATTGTCCAACGGTCGTAATCTTCTTCATAAATGTTCCAGTTCTTGTTCCCATTAGAACCATTCTTTGAAGTGCAAAGGAATGAAGGCGAACTTCTTTTTAATCTTCCATCCTTTAAATCATCAAGCAGCAAAACATGATAAACACTTCTGCGATTCATCCCATTTCCCATTGAATTTTCAGAAAGCCCGCTCATAACCATTTTTATATCTGGTCTCCAATTTACAGGGATGTTCAGGGATTCATTGAATTCTTTAGCCCTTTGTTTATGTTCAGATTCTTTTTTCTCTTCGATTTCTCTCCATCTTTTGCGGATTCTTGCTAGTCTTTCTGCACTGATACGCTTTTCTTCATCTCTTTTTTCTTTTTCTTCTTTGGTCATAAAAGTCAAATCTCCACCAACATGAATGTAAACTAAATCACCTGGAACTAAAGTTACTTTTTCCCATGTGGCAACCTTTAAGACTACACCGTGTAGCTCAACTGTCTCAGAATCTAAAACTTTTCCCTCGTGAGTACCACCAGCTAGGGCATTGTGCCAAAATGGATTTATAATAGTGGGGCTTATTAATTCATGCATGGAATACAACTCCTTAATTTTTTGTATTGAACAAGGGGACGGTTTGTCCCCGCAAATTAATCTTCCATGTTGTAGTACCGTAGCATGTCCATTAGTTCCTTTAGAGGTTGTAGTTCCTTTGAAATAACTTTGCCTTGCCCGTTACATGTTTCACAATCTTCCTCGTTTGGAAAATCATGAATATCATGTTCATATGCTTCATGGAACCATTTGTCAGCCATCTCGTAAATGTCCAAACGAGATAAAGTTGGATGTTCTTTTTTTAAAGCATCAACTTGGGCACTCCATCTTTTCCAAATTTCAGGTGTGATAACACCTTCACCTTCACAATCTTCGCAGAGTTTTAGAAACTTAACTCGTGGGTTTTCGATTGATTTAAACACATGCATTCTCCTTTATGGTGGTTTTTGATGAGGAGAGGGGAACGATTTGTCCCCTGGAATTAATTTTCCATCATGATTAAATCGGAACGTGGGGCAATTGGTTGAGTGTAAACTTCTACTGGTCTTTCATCTGGTTCCTCAGCTTCATAAGAAACCGCTATTGAATAATCTGATCCAAAATCTGTATGAGAAGTGTATAGATCGAAACCTACTGCATTGATTTTGTTTTGAAGAATCCATTTATTCGCATCCAATTGAGCGAATTCAAAACATGAAGCAGTAAAGACTTTTACAAATTTCATTTATATCAATCCTTTGTTTTCGAATTTGGAAGGAGGCATGAGCCTCCACAGTTATGATAAAATCAAGTTGCATGCTTTATCAAAAGGGCAATTAGAATACCTAACATCTTGGCGGGTGGTGGGTGTCTATTGCCTTTTTGAGTATTTTTGCAAGTTCTTTTTGTGCGTTTTCTTCTTGAGTGGTGAAATAAACAGCTTCTCCATTAACTTTAACTACATAGCCTTTAACCCCATGTAATATCTGTGGGCTTATTAGAATTTGCACATTGGCTAACCTCCTTGTAATATCGATCTATAAACATCATAGCTCAATTTGGATCATTTGTCTATTTAAAATAGACAAATTTACGGAGGTTTTTATGGAAAATAAGTTAATCCCTCGGTTTATGGAATTGTTAGATGATATTGAAAGAGAACAGGGTAGAAAAATACAACAAAAAGATATTGTTAATCATTTTGGCTGGGATCGTAAGCGGGTTAGTGCATGGTTTGTGGGACGAAATTTCATCCCATATCCAGAAGCTTGGTATTTGTCCAAGTTTCTTAAATGTTCCATGCACGATTTCTATAGGGAAGAAGGAGAATAA